CGGACGCCCTTGGCTGGGTTGAGACGAAGTGCGGGTATGATCTACGAGAATACCTTGAAGAATACATGGACGATGCCATCTCGGACGAAGTAGAGAAGCGCGTGCGGGACGTAGTGGGTTGTGTCGAACGGGCGCAAACCGCGATAGAAAAAGCGATTATGAAATTAGAAAGAAGGTAATATATGTGGGCAGAGGGAAGGACAAGCAGCCGAGAAAGATTCGGCAAGACCACCCTGTACCAGCGAACAACCGCGATCCCATTGTGCCGGTAGGGTACAACGGCGAATTGGTGTCCAACATTGCGTCACTTATCCAGCCGCCGGAATTGACAGACCCCGATTGCATTGAGCGGTGGGAAAAGTTTACGGCGTATCTCCGTATGTGCGCTGAGAAGGATATGAAAGTTGGCAATTTGGCGGCTTACATGGCTATCGGTATTGATAAAACCATAGCTTGGAAATGGGAAAACGAGCAATTGAGCAAAGACCGGCGGAACTTGATAAAATCAATTCGGCAAGTTTGTGCTGTGTACCGTGAGCAATTGATGCAGGACGGCAAGGTAAATCCGGTCGTCGGCATTTTCTGGCAGAAGAACTACGACGGTATGAGAGACCAAACGGAAACGGTCATCACCGCCAACGCGCCGCTAGGCGAAGAAGTAACCGGCAGAGATGCAGAACGGCTTGCCGAGACATACCTCAGCAATGCAAAAGGAGCGCTCCCGCCAGCGGAAAATATGAACAAAAGCGATACGGAATAGCGGACGAAAAGGCAAAGCCCCGATGTGCAAATCTGCATGTCGGGGCTTTTGAAAAAATGGGACGATAATGTGGGACGATACACGGAAATTGGGACGACGTGGGACATTACGAAAAACAGCATTGGGACGATTGGGACGATGAAGGGACAATAGCATTGTCCCACAATTTATAATAAAATGTCGTTTGTACAAAACAGATCAGCTAAGGATTTATACCGTAAAATGATTATGGGACAATAGGGACATTAGATTTATAAAAAACATGAGATTATAGAATTTATAGATTTATAGACCGTGAAAATTTCTATAAAATCTATAAATCCGTACCCTAACTACGATTTTACCCTTTTATTGTCCCAAACGTCCCAAACAGCTTTTTTCACCCTCCCGCCAGCACGTGAGGTAAGCACACAAAGAAGGGCAGAACCGCCGGCATGCAGTCCTGCCCTTATGTGATATTCTGTTTTATTCTCCTGTCAAAATCCATCTGAGCACGCTACCCTTGCGGCGCTCCAACGGAACTGTGTGTTTGACGGGCTGGCAATTTGCCTTGACGGACGCCACCAGCTTTTCAATGTCTCCCGCCGGTGTATACGCCGCTTGGAATCTTGTCTCACCGACCGAACCGGGGCGACGGATAAGCGCATCACCGGCACCCAGCAGCTTTTCCGCGCCGCCGTGGTCGAGAACAATCATAGATTCCCGCACGCCGTTGCAGGTCAACGCGATCTTGCAAGGCATGTTGGCACGGATAAGACCGGTTACCACTGCGGCGCGTGGGGATTGCGTCGCAACTACGAGATGGATTCCCGCCGCTCTGCCGAGCTGTGCGATGCGGACGATATTGTTTTCGACCGATTTCTTGCTGACCATCATGAGGTCTGCCAGCTCGTCAATGACGCAGACTATGCGGTTCATACCCGCCTCAGCGGCGGTTTTCACGCCCATAGAGGACATCTTCTCGTACCGGCTGTCCATCTCATCTGCAAGGCTCTCAAGCGCCTGTACGGCGTTCTCCGAGCCTTGGACGATAGGGCAACGCAGGTGAGGGATGCCCGCCCATGCGTCGAACTCGACCCGTTTTGGGTCGATAAGTACCAGCTCGCAGGCTTGTGGCTCATTCTTGTAGACAAGACCGGCGATAATGGTGTTCAGCAGCACAGATTTGCCACTGCCTGTCGTGCCAGCGATGAGGACATGCGGCGCTTTGCCGATGTCCAGCATTTCCGGTTCGCCGGTCATGCCTACACCGATAGACACGGACAAGCCAAGACTTGCGTGCACGATGTCACCGAGATACACGGAGCCACGCGGATTGCGTTCAATTTCAACACCGAAGTCGCCATACGGGCAATCTTCGATGAAACGCGCTTGCACGTGGCTGCGCGTTCCTACGAGCCGTACAAGCCGTTTTGCTTTTGTAGGGGTGTACGTGTATATGTCGCTGCACTCAAAGCCGTACACGGCGCTCTGGGGTGCGATATCCTGCCGCACACAAGTGCAGGCAAGCCCGCCGCCTGTTATGAATTGGGCGATACTGTCGCCCGCCAGAATGGCAGCGCTGCTGCTTTCCGATTTTGTGAAATCCATGTTTTGTCTCCTTCTTTCTTTTTAACTGACTGCAATACTATCACATTTCACGATAGATTGCCAGTGACCTGTCATCATCAGTGGCAGTGGGTCAGTTCTGCCAGACCGCCCACACGGGCGGTTTCGACTATTTATAAACGATGTATTTTCTGCTCTTTTCCGTCCACAACAACGAGATTTTCGATGTCAGGGCAAAAGGTCTCGTCCCATATGTCGCTGAGCGTGTCAGCAAACATCTGGTGCAGTATGCCGTACAGCATCCATTCTGCATAGTATCTCTTGTTCATGCCCATTCCTCCGGAACCGGGGCATAGAATGCCACATACAGACCTACTTTTCGATTGGCACAAGTGAACACCTCATATTCGGTAACAACGGCATCAAATGTGCGATCAGATTTGTTTGATATGGGCATAGGGCATCCCCACGGAGAATCAGGGCGCATATTGCACGGAGAAATGCGGACTTCTCCGCCGGTGTTGTACAGCTTGCGCGCACGCGCTTTAGATACTCGAAGATACGTTGTCCCGTTTTCTATATAGGCTCTTCGATTCATGATAAGTACCTCCTTGACCTGTCATCATCAGTGGCGGAAGGTCATCCCCGCCAGACCGCCCGCGATGGGCGGTTTCGACTTTAGTTCACGGTGAGCCGATTCGATTCAACCTCTTTTGTTACTTCTTCTGCAATCTCCGGATACTCCCGCCGGAGTTTTGCCGCGTCGATACGCGCGGACGTTATGACGCGATACATAACCTTGTAATCGTCGCCAATTACAGTGTTTTCGCCGTGCATTTCTGCAATAATCTGAGGCTTGAGCTTGTCCAGCTCGGCTTTCGCCTCATCGGCGATGCGCTTGTATTGCCTGTATGCCTTTACCAGATCGTCCATGTTCTTCATAGTGTTTTCTCCTTAGATTTCGTCCCTTGTCGGGATATGATACCCCGTCAGGCGGCGCACGTCGTCGAGCATCGCCTTGTGCGCCACGGTAAAATCGGATGACACTTCATCCGAGCAGCACATGCTGCCCCAATACGCGGCGTGGGAATAGGCTGAATATCGGCGCTGGGCAAAAGCCAACGCCACGTATCGGCTTCCGAAATCACCACACGACAGGTCGGTGATTTCGATACGCCAGTTCTCCCAGCGAACCACAATTTTCGGCTGGGAATACCCGCCGCCATTGTTCGCGGTGGCAGGGTCCGCGAAACCGTTTGTTTCGCGGATATTTAGGACTTCGGCGCGGATAGCGCCGGTGTCATCAAAAATTTTTCCGTTCATGTTTCATTTCCTCCTGTGTTTGACCTGTCATCATCAGTGGTGGGAGGTCATCCCCGCCAGACCGCCGGCATGGCGGTTTCGACTTATTTCGTGATAGGCGCATAGAACGACGCATATCTGCCTAAATCCGAACAGCACGTGTAATACTCAAATTCGTTAACGATGGCATCAAATGCACGGTCGGACTTGTTCGACACGGTCAGCGGCGTGCCTGTCCACGGCGACGCGGGATGTAAGTTGCACGGGTGGATGCCGATTTCTATACCGGCATTGTACAGCTTGCGTGCACGCGCTTTTGTTACGCGGGTATACGTTAACCCGTCGTTTGTTGTATATGTTATGATTCTCATGTTCGTTTCCTCCTATTGACCTGTCATCATCAGTGGTGGGAGGTCATCCCCGCCAGACCGCCCGCGATGGGCGGTTTCGACTATTACAATCCGCGGAACTTGATTTCGTCCATCACCGAGGCGAACACAAAGTCCCATTCGTACTCTCGAATAAGCACGTCGCAGGCTTCCGGATTCGATAAATCCGGAACCACACCACAATCCCGGCATTCTGCCTCCAACAAGTCGAGATTATGACAGAGAAATTCTTCTGCCTGCCAGCGATTGCAGGTATATGACCCGCAATCGCTGCCCGTGACTTGTGCCCGCATTTGGGATTCCAGCTTGTCCAGCGTGCCCTCCCAATCGTAGGCAAGCTGTGGACGCAATGCGTCAATGCTGTAATTCTCAGATACCCACTCTTTAATGTCGTGGCGGATTGCTTCACGATAATCATATCTTTTCATAGTTGACAAACCTCCCGTATGTCTGCTATAATAGCTATACAAATTTTTTCTTGTGCGCGGTATGTTTTACACCCGCCGCGCCGGGTATCTGTGGTTACAACTCGGAATAGGAATCAGACGCCCTGATTACGCCGTCTGACCACATCCAACCGTAACCAGTTGGGTAAAGAGGATGAGGCATGTTCTCACCTTCTTTCTTAGAGCCATTGCGGTTTGGCGCTTTGGCTCTTTTCTTTTACTCAGTAACTGAGAGGTTCGCACCTTTTGGTGTTCTCCTTTCCTTTACTGTACTTATATTATACTATAAGCACCCTTATTTGTACAGTGGTATTATACATAAAAATATAAGGGTACTTAGCTATAAAATTGTGCAATTTGACGTATCTTGTGCGTGAACACATGTGCACCGGTGGGGGACTATGCCGCAGCGACCGCGGCGGGTAAACCCGAAAATTTCTCGCAAAACAAAAAAGTCTATTGACATAAGCACCCTTATATGCTATCCTGTACTCAAGACAGGAGGTTCGGACATGAGCAAAGAATCAGATGCAAGAAAAAGACAGTTGAATGGTGAGGTAGACAGGAAAATCGCAGTTAGAGAAAGTGTAAAACGCTATAACTCTAAATTGGATGACATCAAATTTCGTGTTCCCAAGGGCGAGCGCGAGAAATGGAAAGAATTCGCTGCGCAGAACGGCACAAGTCTGCAACAGCTCATCATCGGCATGATGCATGACGCAATGGACAAAGTGGGGTTTAACTACTCGGTAGATAGCAACGAATGAAAATAAGGGCTATGGCGAAGCGCCGTAGCCCTTATTTTTGTGCTTGTGTGTATTGATTTGTGCAAATTACCCTTGAATGATAATTGACAAATAGTGTATACTTATGTAAAGGGTAATGCATTGCATGGTTGCAGATGGAGACAGACGATTCGATGGGTAAATTATCATGTAAAATAATTCGAGAACAGCCAAGCCTTAGTGGTTTTAGCTGTGGTAAGGATAGAATAGACGAGCATATCAGCGAGGCTTGGCAGATTGTTTTGATGCGCCGGAGTGTGTTATACGAAATTCTTGTCGATGGGAAGCAGGTCGGCTTTCTATCTTATTACATTAAAAATTATCCAGACACCGAAATAGACTTAGACGAAGAAGAATATCAGTGTAGCTTTGAAAAATATATGAATAGGTATTTTTGTTCGGCTCATATAGAATACATAGCCGTGCGCGAAGAATACCAGAACTGCAAGATAGGCACACGAGCTATGCAGTGGTTCATAAAATATGTACAGACGTATCTGCCTGTGCGGTATATAACGCTGGATTCTACAGCGGATAATGTCAGCTGGTATAAACGCCTTGGCTTTTCAAGCCAAGGCTCAGGAGACGCGGGTAACACGATAATGCATAAAGACCTCAGAAATATAGAAGAATTAGAGCGAATTAGTGAGCAGATGGAGTAAGGAGGCTTTCATGTATGGATAGAGCAGGAGAAAGAAAGGGATTAGACGAAAGAATCTATGCAGCTCTTTCGTATGCTAATGTGCATCCCGATATGGAAGCATATGCGCGAGGGATTGAATCACAAGCTGAATTTGATGCAGCTGTTGCTGAAATAACGGAAATTGATGGCGGTTTTGAGCTAGATATTCCATCCCTAGAGATAAACAAATTAAGTAAAACAGTTACGCACGAGAGTTATACGCATGATTGGTATGCATATCCGAACAGCAAATCAAATGAACCTATCAAAGAGAATCTTGAGATTGCTGAAGCCATAGACATAGATAACGATAACTGCGGTTCTATACTGACAATGTATCATGACGAATACATGACAGAATCAGTATATGAAACCTTTGATATTCAGCTGTATGGCGACACTGATCCGCTACACGCAGCTTAAAGCCATGGAAAGGAGAATGCGGTTGCTATTAAGCATGATGGTGCTAATGTCAACCACAAATATGAAATATGGAAACCAGTAAATTCCAGTTTTCCGAACCGGTTCTTATTGACATGAAGTTCCACACTAATGAAGATTTCAAACCAGTGGGCGAAGGCGAACCCATGAAAGTAAATCTTCAAATCAAAAATGTGATAAGAAAAGAAAGAGAAAAAGAAAACGCCGCAACGGTTGACGTTACTGTGTCTATGGGAGAGAATGGAAGCTCCATACCTTTCATTTTGTCTATTACTATGCGGGCGGATTTTCGCTGGGAAGAGGATGCTTTTTCCGAAGAAACGGTGAAGTCTTTGCTAAAGCAGAATGCTACGGCGACACTGCTGTCTTATATTCGTCCTCTAGTGGCGACGATTACAAATGCTTCGCCGTATAACGCATATAACATACCATACATCGACTTGACCAAAGGTGGGGCTGAATAAGGCCGTTAGATTTAGCTTGATAAACTAAAATTAGCGTGCAAATTGCACGGAAATTACACGTTGCTATAGTAAAAATCAAATAGCAAGCACCTGCGCGATTGGCACAGGTAGACCTAAAGAGGTTATCAGATTATTCTGGTAGCCTCTTTTCTGTTTCCGGAGGATAAAAATGGACAATTTCAAACTGATTTACAAGATTTTGAAGATTCTGGACAAATACAAAGGCAGGGAAGATTTTGACCCGTCATTGGTGTCTGCACAGGCTCTACACTGCGATTTTGCCTGTTGGGAAAGTATCATGATTGAATTACAGAACGCGGGCTATATTCGCGGTCTGGTGTGCACACAGACACAAGCAAATATGTACCCGCATATCGTAGAGCCGATTCATCCGGCGATTACGCTCAAAGGCATGGAGTACCTTGCGGAGAATGGCATGATGGCAAAGGCGAAAGAAGCACTGAAACTGGTAGGTGACATCTTATGAATTACTCAAAAACCGCGTCGGAAATCTTGAAGCATGTCAAAAAAGACCCGTTTGACGACCAGCCACGGCAGGACTATTTTGAGCTGTGCCGCGCATGGTTTGCTGAATGGGAGGCGGCATCACGTAAAAAGATGTTTCACCAGTATCAGATCACCGGAGCAACAAACAAAGTCGGAAGATACACAGAGTTCAACCACCCAGCGCAGCTGCATAACCGCAAGGATTTTCGTCCGCTGCTGACAACAGCGTTACAGCGGGCGGTAGAAAACCGCGATTGGGCGGCGGCAGAGCGGCTTGACAGCATGTTGTTCAAGTCCCTGCTATTCGGTGCACCACACTTCTTTGAAGATTACCTGAACGCCGTAGAGTATGGAAAACCGTATGACAAGCGTTTCTACGCGCCGCGGCAACACTATCTGCACCGGTACACACAGGCGTATCAAGAAGTTCTGGAAGGAAAGCTGCATTTTCTGTCTGTTTCTATGCCTAAACGAGCCGGAAAGAGCCAAATGGGCATCAATTTTGTAAACATGCTCTCCGGCAGAAAACCGAACCATTCAACGCTGATGGAGGGCACCGGCGATGACCTTGTGCAATCTTTCTACAAAGGCTGTCTGGAATACTTGGACGCAGAATCGGAGTACCACTTCTACGACATTTTCCCAAACGCCAAGTTGGTACAGACATATGCAGACCGCAAGACGTTCAATCTGGACAAGAAGTCACGATTCCCGACGGTAATGTGCCGTTCCATCGACGCCCGGCAGGTCGGCTTGTCCGAAGCAACGAACCTGCTATATCTGGATGACTGTGTGGAAGGTCGAGAAGAAGCCAAGAACCGGCAGCGGCTTGACGACAAATGGGAGGTTATCTCCGGTGATATTATCGGTCGAGCGATTGAAGGCACGCCAATCGTCATCTGCGGCACACGATATTCGCTGTATGACCCAATCGGACGACTGCAAGAGACCGCACGCAAGTCTGGCTGGAAATGGAAAGCTATCGAGACACCGGCGCTTGACCCTGTAACCGATGAAACAAACTTTGAATACCTGCGCGACGGCAAGCCTGTGTTTACGACAGCATTCTTCCGCGAACAACGTGAAATCCTGTGTGCAGAACAGTGGGAATCTGAGTTCCAGCAGCAGCCTTTTGAGGCAAAGGGTTTACTGTTCAACAAGGACGAACTGAATTATTTCTTTGAGTTGCCGGTCGGCAGAGAGCCAGACACCATCTTTGCGGCATGCGATACTGCTGACAAGGGTGCCGACTTTACATCCATGCCAATCGTGGCGATCTACGACCAAGAAGCATATCTAATCGACGTAGTTTTTGACGATGCGCCGCCGACGGTCACAAAGCCGGAATGCGCAAAGGCGCTGCGGGATAATCATGTGGCATCCGCCGTATTTGAATCCAACAATGCGGGCAGCTACTTTGCGCGAGATGTGGAACAGCTGTTAAAGGGCATGGGATACACGTGCAGTATTCGCACGAAGCGGACGATCTCAAACAAAGAGACCCGCATTGAATTTGCGTCGGACAATATCATCAAGAAGTTTTACTTCCGGCATCCGTCCACCTACAAAGCGGGCAGCCAATATGACCAGTTCTTTAAGCAGCTGACCACGTATGTCCGGCAGGGAAAAGTGCCGCACGACGACGCGCCGGACAGCTTAGCAATGCTGGAAAACGAGATTCGCATGCGTATCGGCTCTCAGATTGAAGTAGTCAATCGTACATTCTGAGGAAAGATGACAAAAACTACTTAATACATCTTGTGTATTGTGTTGATTGAAACACAATATATGGTATAATTATACGTGGGGTATCCTCTGTTTTATCCTAAGAAGTATTCGAAGGGAGGGCGCTGCATGCGTGATGATTTTTCTGCCGGTCTGTATCACGGACGGCGTGTTATACTGACCGACGCCGAAGAAGTCACTCCGGCAAATGTGCTGGACGTGCTGCATGCAGCGACCATCCAACACGACCTGAACCGCGTAGACATCCAGTATTTGTGGAACGTGTACCGTGGTCATCAGCGCATTGAGAACCGCGAGAAGGAAGTCAGACCTGAAATCTGCAACAAAATCGTGGAGAACCGTGCGGCTGAGATTGTCACATTCAAGACCGGATACTTCCTTGGGGAACCCGTGCAGTATGTGTCCGCCTCTGCCGATTCCGACGACGACGGAATCAAGCAGTTGAATGAATACATGGTTGAGGTGGATAAAGCCGCAAAAGACCACGAATTGGTTGACTGGATGCACATTGCTGGCGTGGGATACCGAATCGTTTTACCGAACACCGACCCGACATATGATTCACCATTCGATGTGATGACGCTCGACCCGCGCAACACTTTTGTTGTGTATAACTCCGGTTTCTCACATGTGCCCGTGTTGGGCGTTACCTATGTGACCCGAGAAAACGGTGACGTTGTGTATAATTGCTACTCGCAAACACACTTTTTCACCATCATCAACGAAAAGGTACAGGCAGAGCCGAATTTTCTGGGCGGAATCCCGATCATCGAATACGCGCTGAACACAGCTCGGCTTGGCTCTTTTGAAGTCGTCTTGCCTTTGCTCGACGCAATCAACACTGTCGACAGCAACCGCGTAGACGCGGTCGAACAGTTTGTACAGGCATATCTGCTGTTCAAAAACATGGACATCAGCCCTGACGACTATGACCAGTTCCGCGCACGCGGCGCTATTAAGTTTGGCGACCGGTCAGAGACCATGAAGGCAGAGATTAGTTACATCACTGCGGAGCTGGGACAGAGCGAGACGCAGACACTTGTTGACCACATGTACAATGTGGTGCTGACTATCTGCGGCATGCCGAACCGTAATGGTGGTTCGTCCACATCGGACACAGGCGCAGCAGTAATCTTCCGCGACGGCTGGTCGGACGCAGAAGCACGAGCGAAGAACACAGAGCTGATGTTCCGCCCCGCCGAGAAGCGATTCCTGCGCGTGGCACTGAACATAGCAAAGTATCTCGCAGGACTGAACTTGTCCGCATCGGCAGTAGAAATCAACCTGCCGAGAACGAACAGTTCCGACAAGCAGTCAAAGGTACAAGTCTTGACCACCTTGCTTGCCAGCAGCAGCGTGCATCCGCTTCTGGCATTTAAGACATGCGGCTTGTTTGCTGACGCTCAGTTGGCATATGACATGTCCATGAAGTACAAGGAAGAACAGGAACAGAAGGCGCGAGAGCAGCAACAGCAGATGGGAGCAACGGATGAAAGCAACAATGACCCCGAAGCTGGCAGCGGAAATCGAGAAACAGTTGAACAAGACCGGTCTGCTGGAACTGAAACTTGAGAACGGCAGAATTGTTGTCATCACAGTAAAACGAACCGCAACAGCTAAGTTTTGAATAATATGCACCCGCGCAAGAGGCACGGGCTGTCCAAAGGGACGCTGAACCAGAAAGGTTTGGTGTCCTTTTTATATTTTTCGCGGCAGAGAAGCCGCGTAAACAAACCACACATGAACAGAGAGAACTGTAAACGCAAGGAGCTATATTATGAGTTATTTATCTGACCTGCTCGGAGAGCAGTACAAGGAAGGTATGTCCGAGGACGAACTGTCCGCAGCACTTGAAGCAGCTGTACCGGAACTGACGGCAGCAGCTACCAAGAAAGTCGAGGCAAAGTGGAAAGGCGCAGTCGATAAGGCAACCGCCGAAGCAGCAGCGCGTAAGCGCGAATTGAGAGAACACAACTCTCAGGAGCAGAACCAGATTGCAGACCTGACCGAACAGCTGAACGCAGCAACCGGCAAGGTGGCAGAGCTGGAAAGAAGCGCTGCGCTGAACCGACACGTGACCGATTACATCAAGCTCGGCTATGAAGAAAAGCTGGCAAAGGCAACTGCAAAGGCGCTCGTTGACGGCGATTTTGACACCGTCACAAAGAACCAGCAGGCTTTCCTCAGTTCCTACAAGGACGCAATCATTGCAGACCAGATGAAGCACATGTCCAAGCCGACCGGTGGCACAATCGGCAGCATGGACTACAACAAGAAGATTGAAGAAGCAAACGCAGCTGGCGACGTTGCCGCCGTGGCGTACTACACACGCCTTGCGGGGCAGGCAGCTGCAACCGAATAAAGGAGGTATGACTGATGGCAGACCAGTTTGCTACCAGCTTCGGCGTACTGGAATACTCCGGTATGCTGTTCAATAAGGGCAACACCCAGTGCCCGTTCTCTACTGCAATCGGCAGCAGAGCAAAGACCACCAATCACGTAGAGTTCGTGGTAGGTCAGGAGTACAACACCGACAAAACGCTGGCGCAGCCGAGCATTTCCGAAACTGCATCTCTGACTGCACCGGACGCAACAGTTGTTACCCGCAAGCAGACAACCAACGTGACCCAGATTTTCATGGATTCCGTGGGTATCTCTTACGCGAAGCAGTCCAACATGGGCACCCTGTCTGGCATTAACATTGCGAACCAGTCCGGCAATCCGATTAACGAACTGGATTTTCAGGTGGCTGCGCACATGCAGCAGATTCGTAATCAGATCGAGTACACCTTCATCAACGGTGTGTATGCCAAGGCAACGACTGACGCGACAGCAAACAAGACTTGCGGCATGGTTTCCGCTATTAAGACCAACGAAATCAAGATGGCATCCAAGGAACTGTCCGTATGGGATGTGGCGGACATGCTCAAGAAGATTCAGGACGCACACGCGCCGACTTCTGGTCTGACCCTCTGGGTGGACGGCATCACCCGATTGCAGCTGAACGCAAGCGCGGTACAGAACAACCTGACCATTGTGCCGTCTGATAGAACCATCAACGGTATCAATATCTCTACGCTGGTTACCCCGATGGGCTCTATCGACCTTGTGTCCGCGCAGTATCTTCCGGCAGGCACTGCACTGGTCATGAACCTTGGCATTATCGCTCCGGTATATCAGCCGGTACCGGGTAAGGGCAACTTCTTCCTTGAACCGCTGGCAAAGACCGGCGCCGGTCAGAAATATCAGCTGTTCGGTCAGCTGGGTCTGGACTACGGCGCAGAATGGTATCACGGCAAGTTTACCGGTCTGTCGACCACTTACACCCGTCCGGGAACCACTTCCGGTGCAGCTGGCTAATCAAGATAGGAGGCAGACGGCATGACCGACAGGGAAAGAATCAAATTTGCAGCAGCGATGACTGACGAAACCGACGAAGCTGTGCTGTCTGCCTATCTCAACATGGCGGAGAGTATCGCTCTCCACCAGCTGTACCCGTTCGGCGGAGATGACAGCTCCATCCTGCCGGACACTTATGAGTACGACATGCTACAGATTGCTGTGTATCTCATCAACAAGCGCGGCGCAGAAGGCGAGACAGGGCACACAGAGGGCGGCATCAGCCGAACCTACAGTGCTGCTGACGTCCCGCAAGCTCTCTTGGCGCGCATTGTGCCAAAGGCGGTGGTGCTATGAGATGCATGTGCCGCAATGAGAGAACGGTGTACTACCGAAAATACGCAGGACTGACCGATGTTGTCAACGCGGGTGGCTATTACACCGGCGAGCAAGAAGCGTCTTACGAAGATGCTAAAGCAATTAAAGGTGTCGTATCTCCGCCAACCGGTGAGGTGTACCGAGACATGTTCGGCATGCTGGATGATTATGACTGTGTGCTCACAGTCAGTGACCCAGAATGCCCTATCCGCGAGGAAGATATTGTGCTGTTTGCGCGGCGCAAGTCCGACGACACGCAGGATGAGTACATCGTCAAACGTTGTGCGCCGTCGCTGAACACGTGCGCATATGCGCTGACGAAGGTGAACCGGACATGAAACTTGATATTCCACTGACACAAGCCGGACTTAAAAACGCAATTCGTGTGCTCAAGCAACGGCAGCAATGGTTACAGCGCAAGACTGACGAGCTGGCACAAGAGCTTGCGGAGCGAGGTATGTCCGATGCACGGATACGGTTTCAGAATGCCGAATATGACGGCATGAAAGGCGTGTCTGTATCCGTGCAGAAAACTGGCGAAAACACATACGCCACGGTTGCTGTCGGTTCTGCCGTGCTGTTCATCGAGTTCGGCACAGGCATCCGATACACGGCACCGGCTCATCCTGATGCTGACCGCTTGGGTTTTGTCCGAGGCGGATACGGCAAACATCAAGGTTTGAAAGAGGGCGGCTGGGTGTACGAAGGTGCGTCTGGCGGCACACACGGACGAGCGGTCAACAACGAGCAGACCAAGTGGCACACTTATGGCAATCCGGCAAATATGTGCATGTACTATACCGTACAAGACTTGAAACGAGAGCTGGAACAGATTGCAAAGGAGGTATTCGCAGATGAATGATTGCGAAGATTACATCTTTGACACGGTGCGAAAAGCGGTGTTGGCGGCGTACCCGAACGCGAGCATTGCGAGCGAGTACATCCAGACACCTGCAAAGTTTCCGCACATTTCGCTCTGGGCGCACGACAACACGCCCGCCATCGGGAAACAGACGAACGGAAAGCAAGAAGCGGTTTCAACACTGGCATTCACAGTCAACGTGTACTCCAATTTGCGAAACCGAAAGAAGTCTGAGGCAAAGAGAATCATGGAGCTGATTGATGCAGAGCTGTATAAGCTGAACTGTATCCGAACATCTTATTTGCCCGTCCCGAACATGTTAGATACAACGATTTACCGTCTGACCGCAACATATCGTGTGGACTACGACGGCGTGAATTTATATAGGAGCTGATACAATGGCACTGAATTATGCACTCTCTGGTACGGCTACGACCGGCGCGAGCGGCGCAACGTCTACCTACCAGACCTACCTGTTGGCGAATGTCTCCTACTCCGCGAATTCTCTGGCTACTGCAAAGGCGTACAACATCCTTTGCGACATCATTGACTTTCCTGACATGGGTGGCGCACCGGAAACTCTGGACACCACAACTTTGTCGGACAACATGAAAACCTCTATTCTGGGTATTCAGGAGAACGAATCCAAGACATTCAACACCAACTACGACGAAAAGACTTTTGCAATGCTGAGCGCATTCAAGCCGGACACCGACTACAAGTTTGCACTGGCAATGGGCGCAAGCGGCGAGCACGGCGTCTGGACATGGACTGGTCGTCTGTCCGCGTATGTCACCGGCGGTGGCGTGAATGAGGTTCGCAAGATGGCAATTACCATCTCTCCGTCCTCTACGATTTCCTACGCGACTACTATCCCGACACTGGCTTAATCACCGAATATTTTAGGAGGATACTCTACCATGAAAACAATCAATTTTAAGTATGACGACGTTGCATATACCCTGTGCTTTACGAAGCGCACTGTACAGCAGCTTGAGGCATCAGGCTTTAACATCCAGAACATTGACGGCAAGATGGCGACCTCTATTCCGCTGCTGTTTGCGGGTGCATTTAAGGCGAAGCACCCGTTTGTCAAGCAGGCAAAGATTGATGAAATCTATGCAGCACTGACCAACAAGACAGACCTGATTTCCGCGCTGGTTGACTGCTATTCCGAGACGCTTGAAGGTCTGCTGGCAGAGCCGGAGGAAGGCAAGGGAAACGCCGTGGCGTGGACGACTACGGAGTAAGTCAGCCCACGCAAATCAAATATGGAGAGGTGTTCAACACACACTTCCCGTATTATCTGTCCATTGGAATGACAGAAGAACAGTATTGGGACGGAGACAATCTGCTCCCAAGGGCTTACCGGAAAGCAGAAGAATTACGACGCGACCGGCAGAACTCGTATTTGTGGTTGCAGGGAAAGTATGTGTATGACGCGATCTACGCAATGGCGCCCGCACTACAAGCAATGGGCGGCGGAAAACCGGAATCGTATGTCAACGAGCCGTATCCGCTGACTGAAGCCGCAGTGAGAGAACGCGACAAGCGAGAGCAGCAGCGCAAGATGGAAGAAAGAAAAGCACAGATGCTTGCATGGATGCAGAGGGTTAACGCAGCAAAGGAGTGATTAGATGCCTGAGATTGAAGGTTTACAATTTAACGTCACGGGCGAATCAACGAAGGCGCAAGACTCTCTACAAGCTACGATTGATAAGCTGGAAGCCCTCAGCGCAAAGCTGGCAGAGACAAAGAAAAGTGTTAGTTCGCTTAGTAAGTCTCTGTCTGGCTTGGGGCAGAACAAGGGACTGAGCAGCTTTCTGTCCGACTTGAAAAAGTTGACGCAGTCTCGTTCTCTGAGCACTTTCACAAAGCAGCTCAAGAGTATGCAGGGCGAGATGAACGGCATCGGTCAAAACATCGGTGCGGGTATCGTACAAGGCATTGTTTCAAGCTCGGCGCAGCTGAGCAGCGTAGCACGGGAGTATATTGTCAACCCCGTGGTTGAAGCAGTACGAAGTGGATTTGATGTGCACTCTCCGTCCCGCGTGATGGCTGCGATTGGTAAGTTCTTGCCTGCCGGTTTGGCGAAGGGTATCGCTGAGAACACACGGGAGCCTGTCAGTGCGATGCTGCGAGTTGTGCAGCAGGTTGTCGCCGCTGCGGAGACAGCCAAGGCGAAAATAGATAAGGCGATTGATTCCGGTGTTGGCGGCGAGGCGTTGTACAAAGGCGCGACTAAAACTATCGCGGGCGTGCAATCTGCGTTCGCTAAGATTAAGCACGCAGCAAAGGAATTTAACCGAAGCGGATATTCGGATTCTCTGGGCAGTACACCTCTACAGGGACTGCACGATGCGTTCAATAATCTTCCGAAGGCGGCTCAGTCCGCGTTCGCCAAGGTTAAACAATCCTCGCGCGACGCGCTAGGTGTAACTGGGCGCGGCGCGGCGGCTCTTGGGTCAAGGCTAAAGAGCGCATGTGTTTCTACTCCGGGGGGCAAGGATGCAAAGCCACAGCTGAGAGATTGGACAAGACTGAACGCCCTTCTCGGCAAGGTTACTGCGAACGCCGGTAAAGCCGGAGCGGCTATGCGCCGGTTGGCAGCAGCGCCGGTCAAGAAGCTACTGTCACCGCTGGACGCGGCACAAGAAAAGCTGAAACACCTGAAATACGCTTTTGCAACGGTGCTCACATACGGCACGATTTATCGTGTCATGGGTCTATTCAAGACCGGCTTGACAGACGGACTGGACAATCTGTATCAGTATTCGTTGATTATGGGTAACCAGTTCGCGGCAAGTATGGACAGAGCAGCGACAAGCCTGCTGTACTTGAAGAACTCCATCGCAGCCGCAGCGGCGCCGCTGATTAACGCTCTTGCTCCCGCACTGGATTTTGTCGTTGACAAGGTTGTTACCTTGCTCAACCGATTTAATCAGCTTGTGTCCGCACTGTCCGGTAAGACGACGTACACGAAAGCCGTAAAGCAGCAGACCAAATACGCCGAAGCTGTCAAGGACACCTCGGACGCAGAGGACGACGCGAAGAAGAAAGCAGACGAGCTGAAACGCAGTTTGACTAGCTTTGATGAGATTCATGCTCTCGACGACAACTCCAATAATGACAGCAGCAGTTCCAGCAAGAAGAATCCTTCCGGTACGGAGATTCCCGATTATGGCGGAATGTTCACGGAAGAAAAGATTGATGGCGGCATTGCTGATTTTGCTAAGAGCCTGAAAGACACTATCGCCAAAGGTGATTGGCAAGGCTTGGGCAAGATGCTTGCGGACAAGGTCAACAGCACGATTGATGCCATTGACTGGCAGGGTGCGGGCAAGAAGTTCGGCTACGGTCTGAACGGCATTATCCAGACCGCATATTATTTCCTCAAGTACACGGACTTTGTGAAAATCGGTAACCGGTTTGCACAATTCTTGAATGCGGCACTCGGGCAAGTTGATTTCTCTATAGCTGGCGCACTGATGGTTCGCAAGTTTACTGCACTGCTCGACTTGTTGGGAGGATTCTTAGGCGAACTCGACTGGGGCTTGGTTACAAAGTCCATATCTGATTTCTGGATTGGATATTTTAATGAGATCACATCTTGGCTTGACCAGTATGATTGGAACCAAATAGGAAAAATATTTGCACAAAAGTTACACGATGCGATAGTCAACATGGATGTGTCTGGTATAGCAAACGCAATCCGGCAAGCATTCAGCACGGGTATTAAATCTGCTCTGGATTTTGCATCTGGATTTGACGAGATTGCGACCAAGTATGACCAGTTAGGCGACCACTCTTTGAAGATGGCTGAGAATGTGGTAAAGGCATTTGGCATGATTGCTGGTGCTATGGTGGTAATCAAAACGATTAAAACCGTAACTTCGATTCTGTCTCCGGTTATTTCTCTGCTAGGTGCGGTTCCGGGACTAATTACTACTATTGTTGGCGCAATCAATCCTGTAACCATCACAATTACCGCAGTGGCACTTATCCTGACGGATTTATGGCGAACTTCTGAGGGCTTCCGTAACACGGTTATCGAGGTTGGAAAAGTGCTTGGAAGCTCAATCATGGACTGCTTGGCAGACCTCAAAGATCACTTCGCTTGGTTGCTGCCGAAGCTACAAAATCTGTATGAACATGTGAAGCCGTTGCTTGACCTTTTAGCTCGACTTGCCGTTATCGTAGGTGGCACGCTGCTTAACGCAGGTATTCATCTTATTACCGGATTCCTTGATATTGCAATCGACGTGCTAGGTCTTCTGGCGGATGCTATCTGCGGTGTCATCGACTGGTTCAGCGGTTTGGGTAGCACAATCAGCCAGCTTCCGAAGATGGCATCAGATGGCTTCGGTAAATTCAAAGATATTTGGGAGAACCAAATTGAGAATGTAAAGAAAAGCTGGTCTGATGGTTGGAAAAATATTAAGGATTCTACCTCGGACACCTTGAATTCTCTGAAAGATACAGCTGCAAAAAAGCTGTCAGAGATGGCAGCCAACGCGGCGGCTAAATTTGGAGACATATACCGTTCAGCAAAGGATAAATTCTCTGGTGTGAGAGACACCGCGTCGGACATGTTCGGTAAGGCGAAAGATGCGGTAAGCCGTAAGCTAGAGGATATGAAGAATGCGGTAAGAAGTGCAATTGACAAGATCAAGAAATTCTTTGCTATAACCCTTGGATTTAAGGGTATCAAGCTCCCGTCCATCTCGGTGTCGTGGGACACGGCGTCCGCTGTCGGACAGGCATTGTCCAAGCTGGGCATGCCGGGCGTTCCGAACTTCCATGTAAACTGGAATCAGTACGCTAAGGGTGGTTTCCCTGACGAAGGTGAGCTGTACATCGCACGAGAGAACGGCAGCGAGATGATTGGTCGAATGGGCAACAAGAATGTTGTCGCAAACAACCAGCAGATTATTGACGGCATCACACGCGGTGTAGCATCTGCAAATAGTCAGCAGAACGCACTGTTGCGAGAGCAGAACGAACTGCTCCGCGCATTGCTTGAGAAAGACACAGGAATCAGCATTGGTGACATCACTAATGCGGCAAGACGACAGAATCAGCGGATGGGCAAAACAGTCATCCCTGTAGGCTAAGGAGGCACAGAATGGCAAATCCAATCAGATCAATTGATGGGGCGACTGTTCTGTGCCCATCGTCGTATAAATGGTCACAAGAAGTTGTGTCCCGCAGCACGGCTGGGCGAACCGAAGATGCACTGATGCATGTCGAGAAAATCCGAACAGTAGACAAGATCGAGCTGAGCTGGCAAAACACAACGTTCGAGGAATCTCAATCTATCCTGTCCAAGTTCACGAACGAATACTTGTCCGTCAGCTACTACAACCCTATGACGAACTCATACAAGACCGGCAAGTTTTATGTCGGTGACAAATCAGTTGACACATATAATCACACACTCGGCATCAACGCGAGTATCAGTTTTAGCTTAATTGAGGTTTAACAGATGGTAAATCTAGCAAACACAATTAAAGAAAAATGGCAATCCGGTGGGCACCAGATTGCCAAGGTAGAGAGTACCGGATTGCGGTACGTCAGCACGGGAAAGCTGCTGGACACAGCAGACCAGACTATTACGTCTGACCGAATCTGCGATGGTGGTCTGTCTATCGACAGAACCGCTGTTTCTGGCAGCAAGTTGGAGCTGGGTTCTGCTATTGCAGCAACCCTGTCTCTGACGCTCTACAACACGGACAAGAAATACGACGATGTGAATTTTGAGGGCGTCGAGATGAAGGTCTCCGTTGCAGTGGACGAGGACAGTCCGACGTGGGTTCCGCTCGGTGTGTTCATCGTCGATACGCCGCCGCGCCATCTGTCCACTATCTCCATCTCAGCGATGGACAGAATGGTACTGTTTGACAAAGACGCAAGCGGATTTGACTACGATACCAACTCAACCGTAGCGGAAGTTATTCAAGCCTGCGCTAAGGCAGCCGGTGTACCTCTCGCAGACACGAACATGAAGAACCTGCCGAATTACAATGTGCAGGTGAGCAAACCGGAAACGCAGAGCACAATCACCTATCGTACACTGTTGCAGTATTGCGCAGCTCTGACCGGCACGTTCGCCTATATGAACGAAACCGGCAAGCTGGCATTTCGATGGTATGACACAACCGCCGGTTTCGCAATGACACCCGCGAACCGGTACAGTAGCGACATCTACGAGCAGGACGTCACGATTACCGGCTTGACGTACACTATTAAATCACAGGACAGCGAGGGCAAAGAGACCAGCACGGTAAACGTGTACGGCTCTGCTGACTATGTTTTCGACTTCACGGATAACCTGCTGATTGCCGGTAATGCGGCGCGCAATCAGGCGTTAACCGTTGTGCAGTCGAAAATCATTCCAACAACGTATCGCCCGTACTCTGCTGAGATTCTTCCGGCTCCGTGGCTCTTTCCCGGCGACGCAGTGACGTATCTGCCGGTCGACAAGGACGACACAGCAGCGAATCAGGTGTTCTCCGTCGTCACCAACATGGCGTACACTCTGAACGGGTCTACTACAATTGCGGGACAAGGCGAAACGGCGCAGAGTAACAGCTACGCAAGCACATCAGGTCTGACAGCGGCGCAAGCACAGATTTTACAGCGCGTCACTGACCGCGTGACGCAGGAACGGACGAACCGCGAACAGGCAATCCTACAGCTTAACGAGCAGATTAAGGGCGTCAAGGCAGGCAAAGACGACCTGCTGATTGCAGGGCTGGGTTTGTACACGACAGAAGAAACTTTGTCAGATGGCAGCATAGTGTACTACTACCACGACAAACAGACCCTTGACGATAGCTCGATTATTTATACATTCCAGTCGGGCGGCTTTGCGTACACAACTAACTGGAACGGCGGCAACCCGACTTGGACATCTGGATTTGACCGGAACGGAAACCTGATTATGAACACCATCAGCGCGTACAAGCTGGAGGCGGACGACATTCAGGCAGGCTCGATTACGGCTGATAAAATCAACACAAGCTACACAACTACGATTCACGATTATGCGGATGGTAAAGCGAACAGCGCGCTGGCTGACGCAAAGAAGTATGCGGATAAGCAGAGCAGCACGGCGGAGAGCAATGCGAATGGGTATACCGATGGAAAGCTCAAAGACTACTCGACAACGGTAGAAATGAACTCCGCCATCAACCAGAAGGCGGATTCCATCACGCTCAAGGTGTCACAGACGTATGTGACAACGGCGGACTACAACACCGGCATCAGCGACACAAAGAAGTACGCAGATACGCAGAGTAGTACAGCGGAGAGTAATGCGAAGAAGTACGCGGATACGCAGAGCAACGCAGCGCTGACAGATGCAAAAGCCGATACGGACAAAAAGCTCGGTGAATATGCAAAGAAAACCGACATACCAGACCTGACACCTTACGTCACGAAGGAAACCATGTCGTCAGAAATCAAGGCATCCGCTGACCAGATTACGCTTGATGTGTCAAAGAAGTATGTGACGAACGAAAATCTTACCACTGAGGTTGAAAGTCAGGTCAAAATTAGTACGGAAGGGTTCAGTTCACGCGTAAGCTCGGTTGAGAACAACCTGCTGTACGGCTTGAACTTTAACCTGCTGAAAGACACAAAGGCGTTTGACGGTTTGTATTCCGGTTCGAAATCAACGTTAACGAATGACACATACAACGGGTTTGCGGTTCGCAGCTTGACCACCACGGGAAGTGGTAGCTCGATTTTTGCTGGCTGGTCGGCGTTCGACGAGAACACCGTACCTCAGAACAAGGGTGTGGCTGTGTCTTTTTGGGCTAAAGCAAACAACAACAGCGCAAAGATTCAAGTGCTCGTGCCGAGTGAGGCGGACGCATGGTGGAAACAGGTGACCACTTCTCAGGGCGTAACCAGCACGGAGACAGAGTCGGGAACAGTCAATTTAACAACAGAATGGGTACGGTATTGGGTAGCCTTTACGGCAGCTGACAGTTACACCGATGCTGACACAATGTCGTATGCGCGGATTAAAGCGGTCGGAGCTGCGACATATTACATCTGCGGCGTCAAGCTGGAATACGGCACGACCGCAACGGACTGGTGCCCTGCGGCGTCTGAGACATTTTCAGGTCGACGGTATTCGGAGATTAAGCAGGATATTGACAGCATCAGTCTGGACGCAACGAAGATTCGCCTGCAAGCCACAACGCTGACATGGAAAGCTGAGAACTCCGAGCTGAAAGAGGACGGCACGTTGACCGCGCGTGGCATGTTCCAGTCTTACGAGGATGTGTACACGAAGGATTCCAAGTATGGACGAAATTCGATTGGCTTTGACAACGCCAACGGCGCACGACTATACGCCCGTTTCCGTGCATGGGAAACCGCAGCGCAGCGAGAAGCGGAAAGCGACAGCGGTATTGTCCGAACGTATTACCCAGTCGTAATTAAGGGCATGCCGACGGACGGTAGCACCGGCGGCGAAGCCGGATACGGTTACGCCGCCTTCCGATACGGTCAGGTTTCTACTATACAGATCAAGGGATTGACTACCCCGCGAATCGAGATGGTCAACTATTGGGACGCCAGCCAGCCTGACGAACGGCATCCGGGCGTGCTGCTCAGTCTGGGACAACCGACAGACGGAAGTTATCTTGAAGGCGCCGCCAGCAAGGGCGGTTATCTCAAGCTGATGCGCGACGACATACAGAAGGGCAAGTCGCAGGATGGCGTGAATCTCTTTTTGAACTCCACGGGCAGCGGGCAACTCACGCTGAGCCATGTGACGGATACCGGCGATTCTCAGCCGAAGGCGCAGCTCGTCGCGTCAGACAAGAACAGCTGGCTTTGGCTTGGCGGCTCAGATAGTAATTATTATAACCCCGGACAGGCGCTTTGGTATGACTTCGACTCGCAAAAGCTGAACATCAACGCAAATATTAAGCTGAGCGGCTTAGGTTTTGCTAAGCGTTGGGTGTCTGGGTTTAACTATGTGGCGAATTACACTCATCTTCAGACCGACAGTAATATAGCTGACGCAAACAGACTAAACGCTTTTGCTGCGAGATTGAATATGGTGTTTGACGACTTGTATCAGATAACGACATGGCTTAATCAAACGTCAGGTGGAACGGGATTCAATACTTGGCAGTGCACCTAAGCAGAAAGGACACACAATATATGATTAACGCAACTACACGACAGCTTGAAGCTGACCTTGCGCAGCTTGTCAACAACGCAGCACTCCCTGCTTGTATCATCAGACTGGTGCTTGAAAGAGCAACCGCGCAGGTCGTAGCTATCGAGCAGGACTGCATCGCGCGCGAGCAGGCACAGACAGAACAAGCAAAAACTGACGAGAAAGACGAGGACAAAGACGAATGAAAAAGAAGATTATTTGCGCAGTAATGGCTGGCGTAATCGCGGCAACATGTGCTGCACAGGCATTTGCCTGCACGCCGCCAATCAAAATCGACATGTCGTGGAAACGCGATATGGACAAGGCGCTGTCGAACATCAAAGTAAGTGTTCCGAATGTTGTGATTCCAAAGTCATATTTCGACAACATCAAATTTAACTGAGTTTGGAGGTAAATTCCATGAAGGCAATGTTATCGCAGCCGATGGGCGGAAAAACGGATGATGAGATCGTAGCTACACGAGAGCGTGCAATCGCCGCGCTGCACTGTATGGGCTATGATGTTGTGAACACCTTGTTCACCGATGAGTGGTACAGCGATGAGAGCATGAAGTCGCGCGGCGTCGTGCAGATTCCGCTGTGTTTTTTAGCAAAATCATTGGAAAATATGTCACTGTGCCACGCTGTGTATTTTGTGAAAGGCTGGGAACAGGCACGCGGATGCCGCATCGAACATGAAGCTGCAAAAGCATATGGTCTGAAAATTATTTATGAGGAGTGAATAACGTGGATGCAATTATTTCGGCAGCCATCACCGGCGGACTGGCACTGCTCGGTGTAGTCTGGACAAATTTTGCAAGCAACCAGCGGTTTGAGGCGGAACTGAAAAAATCGCAGGCTGTTATGGATACGAAAATTGAGGAACTGACAAGAGAGGTGCGCGAACATAATACTTTTGCTCGCAGAATGCCTGTCGTGGAGGAACAGATTCGCGTTGCAAACCACAGAATTGCGGATTTGGAACACGAGAAGGAGTGAATCGTATGACAAAACAGTTTTGGAAAGCGGCAGGCGTCCGAATGGTTAAGACCGCAGCGCAGACGGCACTTGCTCTGATTCCCGCAGCGGGCATGCTGCAAGACGTGAGTTGGGGCGTCGTGCTGTCGACCGCAGCACTGTCCGCACTGGCGTCTCTGCTGACCAGCATCGTCGCAGGTCTGCCGGAGGTGAACTGAGATGGGCTATAATGTACATTTTCAGACCGATGCATCATATAAGTCCGTCAAATACGGACAGGGCACTGTATATAGTAGCGGCTGCGGTTGCGCAGCTCTCTGCAACGCGCTTGACGCGCTGGGCATCGCACGAGTGTCCGTCAAGGCTATGTGTGCCTATGCGGTTTCTGTCGGCGCGAGAGTATCCGGCGGCACGGATGAAAGTGTGCTGCTGAAGCACGCAGCAAAAAAGTACGGATTTACATACCGCGCAACCAGTAAAAATTCGGAACTGCTCGCGCATTTGAAATCCGGCGGCGTGGCGATTTTACACGGTGGCAACTCGTACAAGCTGTTCAGCAGCGGCGGGCACTTTGTCTGTGCAGTCGCCGCCAAGGGCAGTACCATCACCGTACTCGACAGCTATTGGTACAGCAGCAAATACACGTCGAACGCCATCCGCCGCAATTACGTTCACGTTGTAAACAAGGGCGTTGTGCAGACCAGCCTGCCACAGTGCGGCAAGGCGACAGCAGACCGGTCTCCGTCTTACTATCTTATCAGTAAGTCCGGTAAGGGAGACAACAAGAAAGAGGTGGAAGATATGACAGAGGCAGAAGTACGAAAGATTATCGCAGATGAAGCGGCAAAGCAGGCAAAGCTGGCAGTGTCCGACTGGGCAAAGTCCGCGTGGGCGGGCGCAGTAGAGGCAGGCTTGCTGGATGATGACCGCCCGCAAGCTCCGATGACCAGACAGGAATTCGCGGCAGAGCTGAAAAAGTTGGGGTTCGTCAGATCAGACGAACCGGATGAATGGGCGAAGGCGGCATGGGACGCAGCCGAGCAGGCAGGTATCATGTCCAGCGATCCACGCGGCTACGTGACCCGAGAGATGCTTGCACAGGTACTGAAGAACGTGGGTCTCGTTGGCGCAGGCATGAAGGAATGAGGTGGTCTTGTGCTGACCATCAGGAACGGCAAAATCCTGCTGACACGAGGTGACAGCGCATACATTAACGTAGACCTCACAACATCAACGGGTGAGGTCTACGAGATGCAGGCTGGCGATACGCTGACCTTGACCGTGCGACAGCTGGCGGACGATACCTCCGCCGTGCTGCTGCAAACCGAGAGTGACAGCACGCAACTGCACCTGTTGCCTGCACAGACGGAACAGCTGACAGCGGGCAAGTACAGTTACGATATTCAGTTGTCGACTGCGTCCGGTGATGTGTACACCGTCGTCGGCGCAGCAGACACAAATACAAGTCTTAGCAACTTCACAATCCTGCCGGAGGTAACGACATGAGTGTTTTGAGTAGCGGCACTGTTCGCGGCGTGCTGAACGCCGCTACAATTACCGGCGTTATTGGCAACGGAATCGCACGTGTGGACGGCTCAACTGACCCCTATTTAGGGGAATACGAGGTGACACCGAAAGTCGATGCGCAGACCATGCCGTGCGCCGGTAAAAAGATGCTGAAAGATGTAGACATCAAAGCTATACCGTTTTTCGAGACCTCAAATGAGGCGGGAACGACGGTATACATAGCTGCGGAGGTAGATTAA